TCAATATGGATTATTCTTGTCGCTTACATGCGGGCATAAAAGCTTGAACCATGCTTTGCGGTCTGCATTTCTCATTCCTTTTTGGGCATTTAGATACTTTACTGCTTCCGCCTTTGAGTTTTTTCCATTATTATTAGTATCTGCTCCAACTGAATACTGATAATATCTAACAAGTCCCATATCTCCGTATTTTTCTTGAGCAGACTGAGCCCCCTTTGATTCTTTTTTGATCAATTTTTTTAAATAGTAAGCTTGATCTTGCGCCGGCATATTAGAAACAGCCTGTACTGCTCTTTTATTGCTTATTTCTCCGTCTCCATTTGGATCAGCTGCCTGCTGTATCTTTTTGTAAGTATCAAGTCCTGACTGGCCTTTTTCGTTATATATCGTCTGAGACTTATCAGTTAACTTAACATCTGATTGCTTTGCTGCAGCTTTACTTTCTGCATAATTTTTCAGCCCTTCCGCACCAGACTGGTTATAAATCTCCTGCGTCTTATCCGTAAGTGACAGGCCTGCAGCTTTTGCCGCATATTTCTGTTCCATATAGTTCATCAGTCCGCTTTCCCCTGTTGAACTATATATTTCAAGAGCCTTGCTGTCGTTGATATATCCCTTTACAGTTTTTACGCCTGCGTATGCATTTGAAACATTATAGATTTCTCCAATAATCTTTACTTTATCATCATTTGAAAGATTGTTGTAAAAATCTTTTTTCATTAAATTACTCGCAAGAGTATATTTTGTCTGACCGGATAGCTTCGAAAAATGATTATATTCCTGCGCGTTCATTCTGATATCGCCCAGTTTTCCATTGGAGGATTCAGGATATACATGAGAATCTTTTGTCTTATCATATAACGCCATAAGTGACTTATCTAATTCTGTCGGATTTTTCTGTTGTAGATATCCCGGAGATACAAAATTCTGAACTGCCCTCATTGCCATATTGCTACCGCCGGTATTGTACTGCTCCCTTCCCCATTGATCAATATACGCATAATTCTGGTTTGACAATCCCGGCATTTTGTTCTCAGTCTTTACTTCGAATTTATCAAGAACCTTTTGTCTTCCTGTGGTTCCTGTATAGGTGCTTCTGCGTAACGGATCAACAGTACGTGCAACTTGACCTAATAGTGTTGGAACGAACTGACCGGCATAATTTATAGCAGCTGACTGTACACCTGCTACAAGTTGATTCTCACCAGACATTGAAGCGCTGGAAATAGATGAAAGTACATCAGATAATCCTGACAACATTGTAGTATCAATTATTGGTGTTCCTAATTGAAGAACAGCGTCAATTATATCATTGTTTCCATCCATATTGCTTATCTGAGCTCCCACCAGTAATGGAAGTGATGCAGGGGAAAAATCACTTATAGTATAGGAATACTCCTTACCATCAGGTCCTGTAAAATTTATTGAATAATCCTGTTTCCCAAGCATTTGATTGTAATATTTGGTTCTATCATCACTGCTGTCTGAAGCCTGTATAATACCCATTTTCCCAAGTTCAAATCCCAATCCCATCATTGCAGTTCCAGTAAGACCTTTTGAAATTTCATCAATAGCTTCTGATGCGGTATATTTCCCTGTACGTATTGCGCTTATTGTATGAATCGCTCCCTTTGTAAGTCCAATGGGACTATAATCTATACCTGATTTTAGGATGTTAAGCGGAGTCTTTTTAAATGGAAGTGTGGCTTCTATTCCTACATGCAATGCTTTTCCTGCAATTCCTGATTCTTTCATATTATTGCTAAATTGTGATAAAGCATTTGCAATTTTGCTGTCTTCATGAAATGCAGCATACTTTGCTTTGTCAACCGCGTATGCTCTGGCCTTTTCTAATAATGCAATATCCGCAGGATCGGTTGACTTAAATATAGAAGCATCAGCACCGTTCGCCTTTAAAAATCCAGCTTCTGCCTTTTTAAAAGTTCCTTTCATTGCAATGACATCTTCTGAATCTAAAAGCTTTGTATTTATATCCGCAAGTTTCTGAACTGGTTTCATAAGTGTATTCAGTGTTTTGTTTTTACTTGTAAAAGCTTTCCCACTGTTCATGATCTCAGTTCCGGCATTATAGTACTTATTTCCTGTCAGATCCCGATATGCATTGTTCATCATATCTTCACCGGCTCCATCCATCAAGTCTTTATCAGACTTTGAAAAGCCACTCATAAACGATTTTGTGCGATCAATATTTCCGCCTGAAACTTTGTTTAAAAGCGCTTCTCCAACTGTTGACACCGCATCACTTACATTATTTAAACCTTTAAACATGGTATTTCCAACCATGTTTTTAATATGAGTACGCGGATTCCCAAGCATAGCTAAATAACGCCATGTATTTATTTTATCGCCAAAAGAGCGACCTACTCCCATACCATTAGCCAAAATTGCATACGCCTGCTGTTCCTGCTCTACTCGTGCCTTGCTGTTATATGGAAGATCCTGCGCCTGATCAAATATATCCTGTACCTTTTTCATGTCTTCCGCAGATATGTCAGAGAATCCGGTAGAAAGCATTTCCATGGTATTGTTGATATCCGCTGTCTGATTCCCGGACATAATTTCATCCGTGATCTGCTTGATACCGTTATCGTCAATGTTTTTCAGACGGTCTTTCGCTCTGACTGCCTGTGTGACGATGTTTTCCACCTGCTTGCGAACGGTATCTACCTGATTCGGTTCTGCGTTTGATAGTTGGTCCCACAATCTGTTCTGCTGAATCTGGTTCGTAATATCATTCACAACGTCTGATACATCGGTTGCAAGCTTTGGATTTTCTTTTAATGCATCATCCACATTCTTTCCGACTATACCTTCCGCTGTTCCGATTGCTCCATCAGCAGTACGTGTCCATTTCTGTAACGCTTGCATGGACTGAGCATTGTTCGTGATACCCTTTTGTAGATTCTTTGTGACATTTCGAGCCTGAGTATATAACTGTGTTGCGGTTGCGGTATCCCCTGATTCCATTGACTGTCTTGCGCGCTTATTCAGATCCTGATACAACATCATTGCCGTATCGACATCTGTAGAACTGTATGCACCTTTTGATCCTGCTGTGTCAGATGTAAACCTGTTTAAGGTACCATCGTAATTATTTGCAAGTGTACTTGCCGCGGTTGCCATTGTCTCCTTTTCTGGCTTAGTTACATACTCATAAGTTTCTGGTGCGTAACTTTTTGCAAGTTCCTCCGGATTGGAAATACCAGAATTCTGCATAGTGTTGCTTCTGAATTTAGATACGTTTGTATTAAAAGTAAGTGTATCCGGTTTGCTGTTAAGCTTTGGAATAGTATCAGGTGTAAGTCCGGTAGATTCTGCCATCGTTTTGTTGGGTTGGGTTGCTGAACCGTTACCGACTGTGTTTCCGAATAAAATAGATTCAGGATTTTCAGAAGGTATATTCTTCTTTAACTGCGGAATACTTTCTTTCAAATTGTTCTGATTTAAAACATTACCAAGGTTGTCATATTCAACTCCTTTTGTATCCTGATAAACTTTTTTGGTAGTGTCATATGTTTGTTTTGCAATATCAGAAGCATTATTCAGTGTTGTTTTTCCATTAAGCGCATCAGCAATAGATTGAATATACTCTTGCTGAGCTGCTTTTTTTGCAGAATTCCAGTTACCCAGCGCTTTTATCCCCTGACCGATTGCTTCCCCGCCGATATTATAAGCCAGATTTGTGCCCTGATTTATAGCAGCGTCTTTTGCGATCTGACCATAATTCACCTGATTATTCGATCCGGTATACTTACCGTTTGCGTAATTTCTCACAAGTGAGGGTATGGTATCAACTACTGTATCAGCTGCCTGACCAGTTACAATGTTTGTAAGTGCTGATAATACTTTCTGCCCTATAGGATTCGCAACCGTATTTGCAGCTGGAAGAGCGTTTTCTATTGCTCCTGTTATTCCTGTTGCAGCACCTATTTTATTCGCAAGAGCATATTCTGCCGCTGTACCAGCAAGTTTTCCAAATCCATATGAAAATGGATTTTGAATTTGTGTCTGTTGTTCTTGAGTGATTCTACTTCTGTCTGCTGAATCTACTGTATCTTGTATGTTTTTATGTAACTGAGCATTTTTTCTTTTTACAGAATCTTCATATGCATTAGAGTTTTGATTGCTTTCTCCCCATTTTAAATCCTTTAAATAAGATAAATTTGAAAAAACATCCGATCCAACATCTGCAACTGATTTTCCGGCTTCTTGCAATGAAGGTATTATCCCGCTTCCAAATCCAGAAGATAAAGCTGACATACGACTCATTTTCGTTTCGAGCAATTTCATTTTTGCAAATTCCTGATTCTGAGTTTCTGAAAGATTGCTCTCCGCTTTTATTGCTCTTCCACCCTCTCCCGAATAAACCGCATTGTAAAGAGGATTTTCTTTTTTAAACATATCAATATATTGTTTTGCATTAGACTTATCATTTGCAGTCATTTTATAATTTGGGTTAAGCCATGTATTTAGGTTTTTTTCTGGATCAGCATTTCCAGATGAACCACCATGAACTACAGCATTTTGAGAAACTCTTTGTGTAGAACCTGATCCTGATAACTGAGAATTCTGTAAATCCACCTGCTTCTGTTTGCTTTTTATTTTGCTGTCAAGGTTGCTTGATTTCGCCTGTTCCTGCCGCTGCATATTCAAATCCTGTTGCTGTGAAACCGAAGTGGTTTTCCCTGTAGTCTTCTCTCCGGTCATGGCCTGCTTAACACGATCTGCCCTTTGTGCCAACTGTGTATCTGTCATTTTGGATGCATCTATATTTCTGTTTGCAACCCAGTAATAATAGTTGTCTGTGCCTTTTTTAGGCATTTCTTTTGCTTTCAGGACGGATTTGTCATATACGGGTCCAGAAGTTACTTTTTTGGCTTCCTGCGTGTTCTGACGTATGGATTTTTGAGAATCTTTTAGTGATGGAATCTTTTTGCTTTCAGTTTTCTGCTGAACTGGATTGCTTTTGAGCCAATTCAAATAATCCGACTGCACAGTGTTCAGGTTATTGCTTACTGCCTGATGTCCGGTTGAGTTGTAATCCCCTACGAATTTCTGTGTGTCAGAATAGGACTTGTCTTTCTGAGTATCCCCAGTCGAATATGCAGCGTCCTGCGTAGCATTTGTTTTTTGCGCTCCACCTGCGTCAATTCCAAGACGATTCATGATTCTGGTTACATTGCCACCGGTAATCTTTCCGTCACGGTTCTGCTGATATAAGTAACTTTTAACATCCGCTGCAGTTCCACCAGTTGCAAGTTTCTGTGATGCCATAGCAAGATTGTTTCTGTAGTCAGATTCATCCGCAGATGCCGGCTGGGTATTTGGCTGCGCAGTCGATGCGGTTGCGGAATTTCCTTTTGGCGCAGCCTTTTGCGTTGCCTTGAATTGTTCCAGAGCAGCAGAAACAGACTTTGCATCGTTCTGTACTGCCGCATGTCCGGTATTGTGCCAGTCATTCAGCCATTTGGATGTATCTGACTGACTATCCTGCTGCATTTGACTTGCAAGGGCATTCTGATCCTGCTGAATAGGATTCTTAAGGGATGGAATGGTCTGCTTTGTATTTGACGCAGCAGCGGTTGTGGTTGTAGATTTGCTATCTTTAGAAGACAGTTTACTTACGTCATATCCTCTTCTTTTCATAGTCTTGATGATCTTGTCAGTACTATTTAATCCAGGTATCGCTTTTGATCCTGCAATAATACTGTCATACTTTGCACGTTGTGCCTGTGCCTTATTTAACTGGCTTATCTCACTACTTACCTGTTTGTCGTAATAGTTCGCCATTTATTTTCTCCTTAAAAGGGCGAGGAATTAACCCCGCCCACATGTTTATACACGGATTCCCAACGTATCGTAGATCTGTGTAAGTTCATTTGCTGTAAGTGCGCCCTTTGAAGTAAGTACCATAAGGTCGTTTTTGACATCAGATGTAGTACTTTGACCACTAGCCAATTTGCTTGCTGCCAGTTTCAAATACTTAGCATAATTTGTTCCAGATGATTGTGAAGCCTGTTGCGTACTTGCTGCGGTATATGGATTCGTAGCTTCTGATTGAGTGAGCGCCCATTGGTTCTGACTTGCTTGCAACGCATTCATTGCTTCTAAATATGCAGACGCGGATGGTGCAAAGTTTGACATGTATCCAGATTGCATATTTGAGTAAGCACTTTCTGCCGCCTGTTCTGCCTGCATACGCTGATTGTTCAAATCACTTACGCTGCTGTTATACTGCTGATTTGCAGATGCAAGATTCTGCTGATATGTATCATTCAGATTTGCAATATTGCTGTTGGTTGTCGTATTGATGTTGTTACGGCTGTTACCGTAATTGTTTGCAAGGGATGCCTGCGTGGTTTCTGATGCTCCGCCATTAAGCCCCTGCGCAGACAATGACTGCTGCAAGTTTCTCCCCTGTAGCATTTTATTTATGTAGGCCTGCTGTAATGACTTTTCGGAATCCTGCGTAACATCATTTCTGCTTTTTGTATAGCTTGACCCCAACGACCCAATTGTGGAGTCATAATTGTTTTTCAAAGTGCCAAGTGAAGAATTGTATGTATCGGCAATTCTTGATAAGTTGCGATTGTATGCATCCTGTGCCGCAGCCTGCATCTGTGCGTAGTAATCATTTAATTCTGAATTTGCATCATATGAACCAGAAGATGATGTATCCTGATTATTTCCGGCATTACCCATTTCTCCGGGATTCACAACGTTTGTTCCGCCGGTCGCTTTTGTTCCGCCGGTTGCTTTTGTACTGGATGATTTTTTTGTGCTTCCACTGCTACTTTTTTTTGCGGGTGTTGAAGTTACTTTTGGAGTATGAGTTGCAGTATAGTAATTATTTGAATACGGTGCTGATCGATTGGTATTTACACGCACGTTCGCCCACGGATTTGTTCCTGCCGATGTCATAAACCCAAGTGCCATTTTGCTGTCTCCTTTCTACAAAAAAGAGAACGTAATTTCTTACGCTCTCCCATTTTTCTTAAATGCTGCTTTGGTATGTGGTCCCACTTCTCCATCCCATTCTGATTTATCATCAGGGAATGCTTTTTTCTGATATGCAATGACCGCAGATTCGGTATTTCCACCAAAAACACCATCTTCTTTTGCCCTCACATACCATTGAACCCATTTTACTATTGCGCCGGAATCCCCCTTTCTAACTGTTGTGACCGGTTCTCTGTATGGATTCTTTTCTGCTGCATCAATTACATATGACATATCGCATGGTTTTAACACTCCTGCAACGTTCGCTCTTGATGTGAACTGCCATAGAAGATATTTTCCGGTATATTTACAGGTAGGAGCATACTGTGCTACCCATACGGTATATGGCAACTGGGACATATCCAGTTTGGTATTGAGCCACGATGTAGATGCATAGATTCCTGCCGGAATACCTTTCGATTGAAGACGGTCACAAAAAACTTTTAACAAGTGAGTCCTTTGCTGAACCGATAAATGATCTGATCTACCGGCATGATGCACCGCATCAGATACCTCGGAATCCGCAAACAACGGAAGTACAATCGGTAATCCCTTGACTGCTTCTGCGCAAAAGTCAGCTTCCTCAATTGCTTCCTGATCCGTAATGCTACAAGGGAAAAAATAAAACCCTACCGGAATACCGATCTTCTGTGCTGCCGCAAGATTCTCTTTAAATTTCTGGTCCATAGCAATCTTGCCATTTGTATATCCTCTATAGCCAATTCGTAGCACAACCATATCACAGGCGGCTTTTACTCCCGCCCATGATGTGATTACATTATGCTTTGACAGATCAATTACTTTTTTCAACTGAATCCCCTTTCTTTTGTAAGATATCAATTCCCTTCTTGATTACATCAGGTACCGGAACACCCATAAGACCTGCGTTTTCAATAATGCTGATAACCTCATTTGTAATAAAAGCAATGATTACAGCGTTTCGGATATAATCAGTACCGATCATGATATCCATCCGATATGCAATAAGCACAAATAATATAATCATGCATTTTCGGCATAATCCCTTGAAGCCTGCCCTGGATTCCAGTGCACCGTTTGCTGATTTTGGCGACTTCTTAAAGATTCCTGCAACAACAAGTCCGGTAATGTAATCAATCGCCATAAATGTAATAAGAGTTATCAATGCAGTGTCCCATCCCCCCAGAAGTCCCGCAATGAAACTTCCAATTATTCCTACTACTGTACATAACATTTCTTTTATTCCATTCATACTTTCCTCTTTCTCAGACCTCAATCTGCAACGTAATCAATCCCTGTGATTTCCTTGTACTGTTCCGCGGTAATGTAACCTTTCACAACAAACGGTTTCAGCGTTTCATTGTTGTAGTTTTTCATCTGGTACTTGATGCCTGTGTAATGTCAAGCGTGGTTCCGTTCTTAAACTTGATTTTTTCCATATATTCCTTTCTGCCAGTTTTGCATGGCTGCATTTGTAAACTAAAATAAGCACCCGATTTTTCGGATGCTTACGCATACGGTTCACTTGTTATTTCCATATACTCTTCCATTGTTATTCCATAATTGGGAAATCTATCATGAATCAAAACATATTGTTTAAGCTGTTCTTTTGTAACAAAGTGATAATGATAATTCATATATAACCTTTCATAGTCTATTGAATGCATATTATATCTCCTTATTTTGTTGATAGAACAATCAATTCCAAATTAGCAATTTGCATTCCAAGTGATTCTATTTTTGACTGTTCTTCATATTTAAAATACTCTTCTGGAGTCAAAAGAAGTTCGTCATACTTATACATCGTCACATTGTCCGCGTTCTGGTACGATTCAATGTTCTTCCTGATATACGTCTTTCCCGGCGCTGACTTGTTGTCTATGAGTTCCGGTGATACTGTGCTTTCTGCCTTTTTCCATTCGAATTTCATCTTTTTCGTTCTCCTTTTTTTATAATAACTTGCGTCATGCAGGCTGTTCACAAGAAAGGGCCGCACCAACGTTCCAACCCGAACCCGAAACCGCACTGCCCAGATCCAACGCGAAAGGCCCGCAGATCAGACCACCGTAGCAGTCGCCCCCGACACGCGCATAACAAGATGCTGCAAACGATAATCCATCACAATAATATGTTGATGTTGATCCTGCTGCTGTTTTCGGAACCATACCGCCATATTCGTTCATTGTCGCTGCGCTTATATATCCACCTGATGTTACACCAAGTGCATACCCAAGATCTGTGTATCCGGTTCCTGCTGTGTTATACGGTTTTTCCATCTTCACACATGGATGTATTGATCCATTTGTCACAAATCCGGCTATCCTTTCCCACTGATCGCCCCACCAATTTTCTAAATGAAATACTTTTACTGCTGCGTTCGTATTGGTTCCGAAAAACCTTCCTTTATTTGACAATATTCCTGTTGTTAGCATACTTGATGCGGCCGTTCCGCCACCTGTATGCCCCTGTCCGAATACTGTTTCGCATGAAAGGGATTTTCCTACCAGAATCAACAGCATATTGATCAGGTTCCTTTGTGCGTGTGTCCTGGTGTACCATAATGACCCATTATTTGTTGCATATGTAATTTCATTTGCTCCGGTTTGTGTATTCATTAAAGACTGCCCTTTTAGTGACCTAATCTTTGATGATGTTAACGATCCTTTAAATGCTGCCAGAAGAATGTAGTTCATGATTGATCCGTCTGCGCGCTGATGTGCATATGCGTGATAATTGTTGTCTAATTTGATATTACAGATCTTACAGTGAAATTTCCCCGAAGTATCAGTATATTGGTACATCCATACCGTATCAAATCTAACCATTGCGTTTCCGTCGTAACTCGTATCTGATACTGCCGAAGATCCGGATCCGTCTGCTTTTTGTGTATAGTCATTATCGTTTAACTGATAATCCAGTGTTCCGTTCGATTTGACCATATATACATGATTGTTTTGCAGGAAGAAAATCTGGTTTGCCCATGATCCTTCTTCGTATAGTCCGGTCGTGAAGTTCATTTTGCCCGGAGTCATTCCTACTGCCATATCTTCATACGTTACTGAAGATTCAGGGTCGGAATTTGTTGGATCAATGCAGAATCCATAAAGTACATATGCTTTAGGAATAGAAATTATTATATTTGTATCATTTCTGTAATATATATCATCATATGAATAGGGAAACGCTTTAAAGTGATATGCAATATCATTTGTTAATCCACTTACTTCTCCTTCTGTATTACTGTAGTATCCAAGAGGTCTGTCAGTACCATCTTCTGTTGATAATACAACGATTCCGTCATTTTCATCTGTGGGATCTTGTCCCTGTTTCATAACTATCTTGCATCCTTTTACCCTGCATAATACTGCTCCGTTTACTTCGGTGTTGGTAGGTTCGGTAAATTTAATTTTTACGCTAGCATTTCCGGTTGAAACAGAAAAGTTTGTTACAACACCGGGTCTTACTCCGCCAATTTTTACATTTAAAGTCTTCCCCTGTGGAGCCGCTAATACCTTTGTTGCATCAGTTCCCAGCAAATCATTTTCTATTGCTGATGTCTGAACACTGTTTTTTGCTTCGTTGTGCACTTCATCAATAGCTGCCTGAGCATTTTCTGCGGCAAGTTCCGATGTTGTATGGTCATATGTTACCGCTGTTGCCGCAATTGGGTTCTGCAATGCGTCTGCCACTTCTGCATGATCTACAATTCCATCGTTGTCGGTGTCATATATGGATTTAACCATATCGCCACCGCCCATCTGCTGAACATATCTTGATATTGCCCCGGCTGTGGGAAGCGCTGTATCTGATCCGTTTACTGTTGTTGTAATGCTTGTAATATTCGTAAATAGCGTTACCAGTCTGTCATATGCAGTTTTCACGGCAGAAGTAATCAGATCAAGTACACCTTTATTTGTATGGGTATGAGTGTTTTCAAATGCCGTGTCAAGTTCCTGCCTGTACGTATCTGTAAAATCATTTGCAGACAACCCTTTTCCGGTTTCTTTTTCCTGCTTTTTGGTTTGCAGATTGTCAAGCACTCCCTGAATGTTTGTGGCTTCTCCGCCTGTTGTGGGATCAACTGCTCCGGTATTTGAAGCTGCAGTATTTAATGATTCTTCTGTTATATGTGTTTTAAACTTGTTGATTACAAGATTGGGAAGTTCATCAAATTTTGCCTGCATTTCTGGTGCTGTAAGGTTCGGCGTGTCTGCCATTCCTACGGTACCTTTACCAGTTAGATCATCATCCGTAATGCTTGTGAATGCCATGTTTTACCCCCTTATTTGTGATTTCCATTTTGCGTATATTCCAAGGCAAAGTTGTTCAGTCCAAATGGTTCGTTAAGAGAATCGTTCATGAATCTGAACCTGACTTTATCCAGTTTTTTAAGCCTGCACTTTGTAGATATGACTTTTTGCGTGTTATCGCAGGAAAAAGAAAGCTTTGAGAATACCAAATGAGAAAACGAAAAATATTTCATTTTCGCAGCCTCTTCTTTGATCATTTCCCAAAGTCCATATCTCTGTGCATATATTTTCACACTGGACGATACCGCAGGCGTGCACCTGATCGCCAAATACCGGAACGTTTTGTTTTTGTAGAACAATTTACCGGATATGTCAGCAGTTTCCCATAATGACGTAATTGCCACTCCATTATCGTTGTAAGAACCTACGTCAGAATCATCAGTGTAAAACTTGAATATTTTTCCATCAGATGAACCAAAGTAAAGTTCATCATCAATTTCAAACATGCATTTCGCCGGTATGTTGGTCCAGTAAAACCCTGCATACTGTCTTGTGGCATATGGCTTTGATTTATCAGTCTGCATAGGCTGCAATCCATCAAGTACATACACGTGGCTATTTACACACAACAGATACAGATCTTCAAATGTATAGGCGAATGCATCTTTCAATGATTCTTCGTTGAGAAGTTTTCCATCTATATAATAGGATCTGTCCTGCGCATATTTTTCTCCTGTGATATCCTGCGCGGTTACCGCATATATTCCAAGCTTTGTGAGGAATAGCGGTTCCGTTTCCAAATAGCAGAAACAATATTTCGATATTGCACCGGCTCCCTGCAGCGTGTTTATAAGCTTAAATGTGGGTTTATCGTCTACCAGATCGCCTTCACGCAAAAGAATTGACTGTGTAAGTTCGTTTGAATCCTTATGTGCGGCCAGATAATTGTTGATAATCGAATACCCCATAATTGCGGAACTGTCAGACCCAAGCTTTGAGTACCATGTATCTGCAAAATAAGTCGGATCATACTGTTGTGAAAACCAGTCATAATTGATGTATGAATATAGTTTTCCATCAGTACCGGTTCCGGAATCCGTGTTGCCTGAAATAAAAAGCCTGTCATTTGCACCGTTTATTCCAAACATTGCACCGATTGTACAGTGGTTTATCCTGTCCGAATATCCACTTACGGTTCTATATGCCTGAATCTTCACGTTATCTTCGCCAGTTACAGGACTTTCACCCGGAGCCGTTACAAAAGTAACTTTTCCAGTAGTTCTGTTTACTGTAAAATCGGTTGTTTCAGTTTTTTCAATCCAGTCTCCTGATGAATTGAGCAACCATGCCTTTACCGTAGTTGCATCAAGTCCTCCAAAAGTAAGTTGAAAATTCTTTTCGGTTGCCGTGGTCGATTTTACACAAAACTGTTCGATAAAAGCCGGCTGCAGCAAATTTAATGCTTCGTAATCCGTTCCACCGCCTGATGGTTCTTTTGCAATGGTAAGCGTAGGGATATAAGCATTGTCGGACAATGATTTTACTGTTGTTCCGTCATATATAAGTGCTTTTTTTCCGTCCAGTATGATCAATTTCTGATTAAGCTGAAAAGATACGCTTCTGTTTTCTGCCATTCCGGTATAAATTGCCGTCCCAGGTGTTCCCATTTTATAAAGATTGGTTCCTGCATGAACCAGACGTTCATTTGTTACTTTTAAAAAATGCACACCGTATATATTCCCGGAATAGGTCTGGTACAAACTGTACCCCATTCTTTTTCTGACCTTCCCAGGCACAGATCGGATCATGTTCTCGTTGTTCGGGGATTTCGTATCATCCACATTTGCAGAATCAGAAGTAAAATCCGCGCCGAGAAATCTGTCATTTTCATAAACCTGTACTTCTGGACTTGATGGCACTTTAAATGATATTCCAGCCATTATGAACACCACCCACTTTCAGATACAAATTCTTCGTTGCGAGGTACATTTGCACTTTGACTCAATGACTGAAGCGCAATTTCAAACTCATTTCTGTACACTGTCGCGATTGAATTATCATCGTCTTTGTAGATCTGCGATGCCATATACAGGGGAACCAGTGCCGCAACTTCTGGATCAAGTTCCATTTCGTAAGTGTCAGGAGTAGATAAAGTAATCTGCGTAGGGTATGCTTTGTAATAGACTGTATACTCTCCCGGCATGTCTCTTCTCAGTACAAGAGTTTTATCAGCTTCCTGATAGTAATTGTCTGCTGCAATATACTCAGGATCCGAATTGCTTGCATAATAAATCTGCCCTGAATCGAGTTGATAAAAATCCGTACAGATATCGGATAACCTGTACTTGATATATTCTTCGTAAACTGCCACATCATCATCTGATGCAAATGTGGCAGCATACAAAGCGATATTTTTCACATTCAACGGATATGTTGCCGTGAAAGTTATTGTTACATCTTCCCCCGCATTGTTTGTAATCAGTCCTTTATAGACTGAAAAGGTAGATCCTGAACCTGTAATTGATTTAAAAGTAGTACTTCCCACTTTTATTACTGCTGTGAATGCTCCCGCAGCTTTAAAATAATACGATTTTGCAGCAGGGGCAGTGTATGATAACGAATCTCCTATAAGAGTATGGTTCTGCATACCTTCTGAATCCGGTATCAGATTTTCTACCGGAAATAGAACGATATGAAGTTCTTTTACAATGAATTTTCCAGCCGTGGAAAGTCTTTGAAGTGCTTCATTTGCAGCCTGCGGCATTGCGTTGATATATTCTGTCGTGCTGGAATCTGCCTGTATGGATGTTCCATTTGACGCAAACATTTTTTGTAACGTTGCAAGCTTAATTGATTTCCACGTTGTACTCATTTCTTCTCCTTTACTCTGCAGGTGTATTTTCAGGAATTACCGTTTCATCTGCCGGAACATTGTCAACCGATTTTCTACCGGTTTTTTTCACTTTTGCATCTTCTGCCGGAACGCTGTCATACGCGATACCCCCGCAAAGTGTATAAACATTTGTAACCAGACGTTTTGTTCCGTCCCTTTCGACAATATCTCCCACCTTCATAATTTTTCCTCAAAATGAAAAGGGGCGGTAAAGTTCCGCCCCATAACAATAAGTATCAGGTCAGTGTTGTACCTGTCGGAATACCACCGAGAATAATGTGTCTCCAATCGTAGCAACCTGCAGACCATCTTGCACGGCCAGATGCACGGTAATTGCTGGACGGTACAAGAATTTCATCTTTTACAACAAAATCTGTACGATTCCAGAATACATTTCCCATAAGTTCCTTGTTGGCCGCAGAACTCATGATCATGTACGGAGCATTTACGTGAGTTTCATCCGGTGTAAACTGCCAAAGAGGATTCACTACCAGAGTCCATTTACCACGCTGCGTATTGATATCATTCTTGTTGCTGCCAACCTCTCCGTCTGATCCGATGATCTTCTTGATCAGATCTTCCAGTGCCGGAACGTTACTCGGAATAACAATGGTGTCAAAAGTATATCCCTGCGGTTCCCAGCTGTTGTTTTTGAAATTACGTCCGATGTTCGCAAGTCTGTTCAGCATGACGGAATCAGAACCAAATGCGTTCGAAAATACATTTGACTGTTTCTTTGCTGTATCAGAACTGTACTTGAAGCACGGATGAACTGTTGAGAAAACGGCAACGCCATCGCCACCTACATTTGAAATTCCAGTCTTTGAACCGTAATTGAAAGTGGTTCCTGTTGCACCTGTCAGCATTGCAGTTGCATAAGACAGCTGAGATCTCTTATAAGACCGAATGAAATTTGCTGCCTTTGTCTTCATCATGTCAACTTCTGAATCTTCTGCCATTTCAGCAGTGAGCGTCATTGTCTTGATCAGCTGGAAGTGTTCGATCAGTTTTGCATAAGCTTCGCTGAAGTCGTCCTGAATACCGTCAGAACCCTCGGCAACGATTTCCATGTCGGCAAACTCTGTCATGGATGCTGCTTTTTCTCCGAATTTCTTTGAATTTTTAACATTGAAGATTTTCTTCAACGTCTCTTCATACTGGTTCTTTTCGTTATCGGTATCCTGCATGATTGCAATAAGCTGCGGAGCCCACTGGTTCCATAAATCATCGTTCAGTGCTGAACTCTTTGAAATTGTTACTGCCATAGTATTTTATCCTCTCATTTCTGCGTTTTTAACATATGGTTGTACTTAGCACGCAGTTCTTTTGGAGTAGCATCCGGGAAAAAATCTTTCCATTTCGATATTTCTGATACCGGAATGTCTACTTCGTTATCATTTCCCGCAACCCCTGATGCAGTGCTAAGATGTGTCTTGCCTTTAACAGAGTTGATTGCTCCCTGTTTTGCGGCCTGAATTTTTGTACTGGTCAACCGATCAAAGTTGACTATTTTGTAGGCATCCGCAAATCTCATTCCCGGATGTTCGTTGCAGTACTTCACAACATCGATAAAAGTGTCAGAGTTCTTGATGTCTTCCACGCTGTGCATCGATGTATCCAAAGAAAGAACATTTGCCATGTCCTCATTCAACATATTTGTTGCTTCGATATCGTTGTTTCTCTCAATAGCCTGCTGTGCCTGCTGCATAAGCGGACTATTGGCAATAGCACGGTCAATTACTGTCGGGTCAAGCCCTGCCTGCTGCAATTGTTCCTGCATCTGCAAGCGTTCCTGTGCTGCCATAGCTGCCGCATAATCTGCCGCGCTTTTGATTGGTTCGCCTGTTATCGGATTTGTGAATCCCGAAAACATCTGTTCATACTGCCGATCAATCTGTTGCTGCTGTGCCTGAAACTTTTTTTGCGCATCCGCTTCTGCCTGTCTGCGAATGTTTGCATAAACTGCATTCTGATCAGGGGCCTGCTGTGGGGCGGGTTCAGCAGGTTCAGTATCTTCGCCACCATCCGAATTTTCTTCGGGTTCTCCCTCTTCCTGCGGTTCCTCTTCCGGCTCTTCTCCGGTACTCTCTTCCGGTTCGGCGACTCCCGGATCTTCTGCGCCTTCATCTGCAAAAAACTGCAAATTCATATCGAGTAAGTTTTTTTTCATAAAATTCCTTTCGTTTTTGGATTTTTGCGCTTTTCCTTTGCGAATTTGAGCAATAAAAAAGGAAGTCCTGTAAAGAACTTCCTGTCACTCCTGTTTGATTTCTACCGGTGTGTAAATGGTACTTACCACTTTGTCATAATTCGTACATTCCTTGCTCCTGCATTTAAGTTCCATCTTATATGCAAGTGTTCCATCTGTCTTTTTCACAAGATCATTGGACTGTATCCGCATTTCCGTATGACATATCGGGCACTGCATTCTGATCACCCCCTGTTCCGCTAGTCATTGCCTGCAACTGAGCTGTCTGCTCCTGTTGCTTCTGTATTCTCTGCTCCACTATATCGAGTGCCATTCCTGCATTCGGATATCCGTTTGCTTTCATGAACGTCCAGTAAGTACGCAGTGTCTGCAAATCTCCCAACGGTCCGAATGCCTGTGATTGCAATTTAAGGTCTGTCTGATTCCACATAGCTTCACGATTTGCCATCAGGGTAGATGTCGGGTCTGTATCGAAAATAAATTCATCATCCCAGTAAAATTCTCCCGATGCATCAATTTTCAAAAAGTCTTTACGATTTATGATGTCATGTTCAATCGCTCCCCCTGCTCCTACGGAAGTAATCTCAGTGTCTTCATCCGCATAGGCAAGCCAGAACTTAAACATGATCTCGTATAGCTTTGCATAAGCAGCATTTTTCATGGTACGCTTTGATTCCAACCGACCGGCGGCCTGATTGATTGAATATTGCTTTGCTACACCGGAATCCGCAGAAGCATCATATTTTCCCTGATAAGAATCCGTAATACCAAGCGCTGATTTCGCCCAGGTGTAATTTTCTTCCAGATAATTTTCATCACTCTGTACGTTGGGCTGAATATTAAGCACCTGTATCAAGTTTGCTTCTGCTGCATTATCGATCCTGATTATTTTAAGTTCCTTGTCACTCTTTTCAACGTCTTTCCCACGTGGGAGTGTCAGGTATGACCCGCCTTTCAGTAGCTTCTCATTGATTTTTGAACCAAGTTTTTTGATTGTATCCTGCTGATCAATGATTACCGGTACATCCGAACCGCCCAAAAGCCTGTCCTGCTCTGAAATATTCTTTCTTAAAACTACCGGATAAACATTTGGTTTATAATACGGAACCTTTTTCTTTTCATGTTCCGTGGTAATCATTGGCTGACCGGTTTCGTCCAGTACCGGTTGTCCGTTTTCGTCTGTGACAGGAGTTTGCTTTTCAATGTCAGGATTTATCTGTTCAGGACTTTTCGAACCGTCTACCTTTACCGTAATTGTGTCTATAAGGTCTTCATAATCCTCGTTCGATTTTACAGATTCTTTGCTTCCGCACTCAGGACACACTCCATTTTCCATTACAGCGCCGCATTTTTTGCAACGATCAAGGTGTCTTGCCTGATAATCTTCCATGGATAGCAGTTCTACCGTGTCGCACCAGATATAAACTCCGATTCCATTGTGATCATTTCTGTAATATGCTGTATTCACGGTCACAAGATCAGTATTTACATCTGCCCCACTTATTCCCTCTTTCGCTTCGGGCTGATCATTTTCGGTATCTTCAACATCCACTCCGTAAATTCTCTTTACAGTCTTTTTTGTAAGCAGTTCCTGTATAAAAAAATAATCCATGTTGTCAAAACTGGTAACTCCCGGCTGCGGGACAACCTTTTTTGGATGTAGTTCAGTTACTTTCAGATCTCCTACCTGATTATGCAGTCCGGCATTAACATCCCATTGAACAAAAAAATAATCTCCACCCTGAACCGGAGTTGTGCGCTCCATAAAATCGTTCAAAATAGTGAGATTACAAGTTTTTACTTTATTTTCCAGCATTTTTTCCATTTTCTTTGCCAGATCATCATCATCAGGATGTATCGCTCTGACTTTTGGCATCGGAATAGAAGAATCAACCTGGCTTTCGATCAGTTCGAACATAATATTTCTGACATTGTTCGATACTTTTGTTGGAGATTTACCGGAGTTTGGATCAGCCTGCACCTCTCTCCTGCCTTTGTAGTACTCCTGATACATGTTCATGTTATTTCTATCAGTTGAATACTGTGTTTTTGCAGTTTCAAGCTTTGACTGCCACTCTTTTAACGTTGTACTTTCTGTTAATTTCTTCATGCCATGTCTCGCTTTCCGAAAAAGGTTCATTCAGGATCACCCCATTTTGCTTTCAAATACTGTTTCGTTTCCAAATTGGCATTTTCATAATCTTCGTACATATCTTCCGTCCATTTTTTCCGGTTGCTTTCCTGCAATGCTTCTGCCGGCAATGTCCAGTAGATACAAAAATAGCGAATGGCATCAGGACTATGTGTCAAGTCGTGAGGATCATTCGCATATATGTTTGCTTTCTTTTTATCATGTTGTATTTTTTTCAAACTGTTCAGAAGCACCGGAGCGCAGTTATCTAAAATTGTAAGTCTGCTTTTCCCTGCATCCCCATGACTAAAATATTCCTTCATTGCGGAACACCCTGCAGCAACATCGTTATTTACCTTTGTAAGATTCAAACCGTTTTCGTAAAATATCACTGCCCTTGATTTTCCTGTTTCCTGCGACCGGTTCCACAGATCAGGGGGCGCAAGCCATTGAACCACTTTATAATCTCTTGACAGATCAAGTACCGTTTGCGCCGCTGCACCAATTGTCAAATTGGATTCGCAGTGTTCTTTTACGATCTGTGCATTTCCGAATGAATCCCTGTTTATCCAGTAGGCAGCCAACATATCAAGACCATAGTCCATAACAAAATATGTGACCACCTTTCCTTTCAATGGTGTGTCTGTAAGAATGGAATCGTCCTTGACTTCTGGGAAGAACGCGCCGCCTGGTACTGTTAATGCTTCCTCAATCGTTGCGGGATATTCTGCCTGCATCCCATCGCCAAGAATTGACTTTGTTTCTTTGTACCACTTTTCATCCCTTGAAGGATCTGCGTTCCAAGGAATAAATATCTTAAAAAACTTGTTTTCCCCAGTGAACAGTTCTTCAAACAACGAACCACGTTCTATTGTAGAAAGTCCGACAACCTGACCACTGTTCGCACGATTGATTGTCGGGAATGCTGCAGTCCATATACTTCTGTCGAACTGCTGAAATCCCCATTCATCAAATATCAAAAGATCTGCCGTAAATGATCTTGCAGCATTTTCGGATGAAGCAAAACATTGCATAACTGAATCAGGCTTACCGGGAAAATGTATCTTTAATATCAAAGCTGTGTTTTCAAACCACGGTCCTTTCCACCCAGCCGGTATATTCCCTTTTTCTGCAACAAGTTCTGGAATATTTCTAAGGATTACTGCTGCACGCCTTACCAGTTCCATTGCTTCTGTTTCAGATTTTGATAGACCGATTACATTTCTACCCGCATGACATAACATAAGCCACACAGCATAATGCAGTACCAACCATGTAATACCAAGCTGTCTGGCTTTCAGGATTATTGTCCATTTATGATTCTGTATATCTTTCAGCGCCTGCTTTTGCTCTGTCCATAATTCAAACGGCTGTATGACTTCTGGCTTATCTCTGTCCTCAATGTGTCCGTATGTCAACACGAAGTAAATCAGATTTTTTGCGCAATATTCAATTTCCCTTTCCCTTATTGAATCAACGGCGCTCATGATATTTTCTCAAACCTGTTTTGCAAAAATTCATGACCGTTCGCAGCATTCTCAGTATATGGTTGTAGACATCCAGATTCTATCATGACTTTCATCACAACCTCGATTCTATATCATCCAGCAGCCTGTCAATAACTCCTGACACGGTTTCGCATTGACACGTTTTTTTCAGCCGTTCAAGTCTATGTACCTGATCTTCAGTAAGCGCTGCATTTTGCGCGGAATCCAAACCTGCTATAAGGTCTTTCAGATATTCCGTAACTGTCTTACCACTCTTTTCAATAATGCTTAATGTTTTGGTGTCCAATCTTACCGACACAGGTCTTGTCTTTTTTGTACTCATGTTTTCCAATCCGGTGTATACATGCACCAATACTGAATTTTCATGGTTTTTCACGATTTTTTTATAAAAAAGTGTATACACTATCAACCATGCGGGTTTATCCCACTTTTTTTGCTGTCTGCTTTATGGTTGGTGTATACACCTTTTCATTTTTTTATAAAATTTTGCGGAGCGGGTATGGGCGGGGGCGCGGCGCGGCGCGCGGGGGGGCGGGGGGCGGCGCGTGTGACTGCTCCAAAACACTGCCTTTGCTACCCCCACCACTCTGCGATAATATGCAGCAACACATAAAAAAATCACAGGGATTATATGCGCCCATTGCATAGGAAGCAGTGACCTGATCGCACCAACTATTCGCAAAAGTCTTGTTTAGTGAATAGTTGAATGGTTATCATTATTGCCATCAACCCCAGTGTTTGCAATGCTTTCAGTGTTTTACCGTCATGTTCTTTCTGTTCTAAAACCCCAAAATCTTAAATTACATCAAGAAAAAAACAGGTGTACACACTATTGCTTACTGGCATCGCGCCTGTTTTGGTTGTGTAAACACTATGCAGTGTATACACTCTTAATCCTCTGTATCTACTCTCTTACTGACCTTTGCAAGCAGCGCTCTATCTGCGTCTGTCATTACATTGGCGCTGATCTCCTGCTGATCTACAGGCTTTTCCCCGGCTGTATCACGCACAAACGTGGCTGCTTTGGTATCTCCAAACAGCACCGCTGCGTTAACCATGGACATTGTGAGCAGATCACCCAGTGTACAATCCTTTGGCAGCTTGTCTGCGTTTGCTCCTATCATCTCTTCGGGATTTTCCACCTGTTTTGCAAGGATATAGTCAAGAGACTCTCTCATGGTCCGTCTATGCGCCTGCTTTGCGTTGCTTGCTTCTGCTCCCATCCTCTGGATCTCTCTGGCATCCTCTGAGTTATTTAAGCATCTTACATATCCATGATTAAATACTCTGTACTTCATCGTCTCATTTCTGGTGTTGGTTGGAAGCTCTCTGTATCTCTCAAAGAATATTTCATCCGGTACTATATGATTTCCTTTATCGTCTACCGGATAGTCATCAATATTGATAGGCTTCTGTTCTTCCTGCGTGTCTACTGTCTGATCTCTATTGTCTGTTGATGTCTGTTGCTCGTTGCCAGCCTGTGTGCTGGTCTTAATTATATCTGCCATAGTTGGCAACCTCCTATCATGCTTATACTAATAAGTCAACTCCCTCTATCGCTGCCCTTGCCTCTAATACTGTTATATAATCGTTCATTGCTCTGATCTGTAGATTGTAGATGCTCCTCGGGCATGCCGGATCAAACCCAAGCGTGCCATTGTCCCAGTCATGCAACATATTTGCCAACTTATCTCTACGTATCTTAGTCTGAGCATGCTCTGCCGCAAATCTATCCTCGTAATCATTGCTCTGCATCATGCTTGCTGTATCACCAAGTGTCATTTGTCTCTCCTTTTGATTTTGTGGATCAAATCTATTACCATACATGCGACACCGGCAATCATTACTATTGCAATTGTGACCAGTGTCAATACTCCGATCAGTGCCAGGGTCTTGATCATATTACTTACCCTTATGTCCTTTGCCTGACTTACCGCCTTTGTCTGATTTGTCCATCTTGCCGGCCTTACTATATGCAATTGCTGCAGCCTGCTTTACCGGTTTGCCTGCCTTAACCTCTGTTGCAATGTTTTTTGATATTGTTTTTGCAGATGATCCCTTTTTAAGCGGCATACACATACCTCCCGCGCATTTTGCGCATAAAAAAAGCACCTACTGTTATAGTAGATGCCTGTCTCTTTTGCCTATTTGTATATATTACATTATATCACAGATTTTTGACTAAAAACGATAAGTTTTGTTAAACTTAATTAAACTTATTTAATTGTATTGCATGATAGCATGCAAACTTGCACAAAAATCTTGCTCGATGTTTGGTTATTTTGCATATTGCATGATATCATGTACAATGCTACGATGTACTCAACAACAAACGAGACACGCCACAAATCAATAATCAATCCGGCGTGAATGGAGGTAACAACATGAAGCATTTAAAAAACATACAATCATTTGAGGATTTAAAAGAACAATTTAAAAAGTTAGCAAGAGTCAACCATCCAGATGCAGGCGGAAACGCTGAAATTATGAAAGAAATAAATGCAGAATATGATGTATTATTCTCTATCTGGAAAACCCGTTATAATGCAATTGTAACAGCAGATCAACAATCAACAGAAACAGCAGACAGTACAAGAACAAAATTCTATTCGCAAAACGGATGGGAAGGAAATAATCACGATTGGAATAGAACCTTAAAAGAAATCGCTGCTATTGTTAGAAGTTATGTAAAAGAAAAATATCCAACATTCAAATTTAGTATTAGAACTTCTTATGCTTCTATGTGTCAAGAATTGCATATATCATTAAAAGAAGCACCTTTTGAACTTTACAAAACACTGGATCAGCTAACTGAAGAAGATATAAACGGAATAATTCGCAAAGCAAATCATAGTTTTGAATGGACTTTGAAAAGTTGGTATCCAGAAGAAGCGAAAACAGAAATAGAAAGAATATGGAATAAATGCGGTACATCTTATAAGGTTTATCGTGATGATATATCAGAAATGTTGAAAGACGTTGATACATTCGTTAATTCCTACAACTTTGAAGATTGCGACGGAATGACAGATTATTTTCACGTAGATTTTTATTATTTTGATTGCAAACCTGACTATGATTTCAAAGTTGTAGAAAAAGTTGCAAGAATTAAAAATCAAGCTGAAACACAAGAACCAGAAAGTAAAACAATTGAAAGTGTAGAAAATAATTATACTTATGATATTAAACAAGATACAGACACCAGAGACAACAGCAAAATATTTGTTGTAAAGGTAATCGAAAAATTAGACCGTGACGAATATATCAAAGTAAATAACAACATGAAATCAATAGGTGGTTACTACAGTAAATTCAAGCATGGGTTTATATTCAAAAATGATCCTAGTGAATTACTGAATGGTGATATTAAACAGGATGCACAAGCAGAACATGAACAGAAGCAAGCTAAACGGCAGCAATTAACTGACAAGATTAATAAACAGATTGAAAGCACACAAAAGAAAATTGATGCTTTAAGCGGTGAGTATAAAACAAACACTTGGAAACGTATGAATGAACAAGCAAGCAGAGATTCAAAAATAGAAGGCTATCAGCAAGATATAAATATATTACAGTATCTTATTGACACACTGGAAAACAGAGCCTTGACGCCACTCGAGGAAAATCTAATCATTTCATCATTCAGGAATGAAATAGACGTATACTATAAACGTAATGAAGCATATAACAAGCCAAACAGGGGAACAGCTTTAACACCTATTGAATTCCCTAAAATCAATTATAACATTCCTTTAGACGGATGGTGGAATAAAGAAGTGCCAACACATCAAAAACGGTTACAAAAAGCAAATATATATAATACCAGTGATTTATTGAAAGCGGTTGAGGAATACAAAATCATTTATGATTTAATCAACAAACCAGTTAATCACAAGGAAAAGAAAATCAAACAGCTAGAGCGTGAATATAAGATGCAACAAAAAGGAGATATAAACTTTACACCTTCAGAAGTCGCGGAACAGCTTATACAATACGCTAAAATTGATAGTAATAGCAGAGTATTAGAACCATCGGCAGGTATTGGAAATATAGCGGATCAGATTAAACAGTATACAAATAATATTGATGTGTGCGAACAGATGTATCACTTTTCCGAATTGTTAAAATTGAAAGGTTATAACGTAGTTGGTAATGATTTTCTGGAGTATAACACGGATCAAAAATATGATGCTATTATTATGAATCCGCCATTTTCGGATGAACAGAACCATATTAAACACGCTTATGATTTATTAAAAAATGATGGAATACTGGTTGCGATATCATCTCCACATTGGACATTTACAAATGATAAACAATCAGTCGAGTTCCGTGAATGGTTAGAAAATGAAACATATTTCACGGAAGATTTAAAAAGTGGAACTTTTGAAATGACAGGAGTAGCAAGCAAGATTATAGTAATAGAAAAACATGAACAAGAAACCATTAAAACAGCATAAAAAGGTAAACAGCCAATGAATCCAACAACAGACGAAGTCGTCATGACTCGCCGAATTGGGAGCAATCGTCTAGTGGCGATTGGAAATATTGAATAATCCATATAAGCGCTATTTCCCACGTGCAACCGTTATCAGGCGGTCACACAATCAAAAAAATTGAGTTAACCGGGCAATGTTCATTATTTGCCTAACCAAATTGGTCTGTTGTAAAAAAGAAAGGAAATTTTGTATGTATAACGAAACCAAAAAGGCTTGTAACAATAGATATTTGTCAAAGTTTACTACTGTTTTAATCCGTATGACTCCAGAAGAAAAAGCGGAAATCAAAAAAAATGCCAAAATCTCCGGAAAAAGCGTAGCAAAATACCTAAAAGACCTTGGCCTTCATAAAAATTGAGTTAACCGGGCAATGTTCATAATTTACCTAACTAAATTGGTCTGTTGTAAAATAAAAAAGCCACCGGATTTTATTCCAATGGCTTTTTCTGTGTAAAAATTCGTAAAACTTTTTTTCAATCCACGCACTGGATCTCTCCGATGCGACATACACCTTGCGGTGAATAAAATAAATATTAGTGTTTCAATCCTACGGCGCTACTGTTTCCAGTAGTGGTGCGACATATATATGATATATCTGCTTCTTGTGATTGTCGATACTACAGATCTATAATCTGTACTGCGTTTTTTAAACAAGAATTGTATCCTGTCCGGCTTACCTGCATCCACCTGCGCAACGCCTGATCAGACCATAAGTTGATATATTTGTTAAGGATCAGAGCCGCCAGCCGTTTATTTTTCATGGCATATGCTGCAGACTCTATGCGATTACGGATTAATTTGCGCTCTGCAACCGTTTTGTTGTACCGGTCCTGCAAATCCGTGATCCTTATAGATGCCAGTTCGACTGCCGAGTGTACATCATTGCTGTGTATCCCATCTGTTATCTGCATGGCATGGATTGTTGCAGTACCCTCTAATGTTTCGATTTGATCGTACAGATCCGTTTCTGTGTCCAGTATTTCGTAGTAGCTTTCGAGGTACGATATTTTATCCTTATATTCCATTCTGTCCCCCTATTTCAGCGCCAATATGATACCGGTCAATTCATCCAGCTTCTTTGCGATATCATCCCGCCCCTGGCTGTTTGCAATTGCCTGATCGACTGTTTTGTCACATTTTGTAAACAGGCTCATGATCTTGTCACTGTTCCAGTGATAATCTTCTGAAAGAGTAATACCCAAGATTCCATAAAACCAGTGCCAGTCTTCCGTGATTGTCTGTTTTCGGTACTCTTCTATTTCCTTCTGATCCCTCATGCGCTCTGCGATAAGCTCCTGCTGATACTTACTGTGCAATTTACTGCTTATGTTTTCTGCCTTGCGCATTGTTTTCGCCTGATTACGGCGCTGCTGTCTGTTCATTCTTCCACGCTTTCATCCATTTTCGCACCACAATCACAGCAATATGTCGGTGGGTCTTCTGTGCTGATTTCGTTTCCGCATTTCGAGCACTCCCATCTATCGTATACTGGATAACCATCAGCGTAACTGTCATATTCTATTCCGTTCCAGTGTGCGTGTCTTACCGGTTCAACATCTCCGGTCGGCTGATTGTCTATACTGTACAAAACATCATTGGGGCAAAATATGTTTTCATTTACTTCATTCAGCCAATCGTCTCTCATTGGTTCAACATCAATATATTTGCTCATTCTTTTACCTCACTCATATTCCTGCATCAGCCATTTGGCTTTGCATTCTCTGCAATTATCTTCCCATCCAGTTTCCTTGTATCCTATTCCGCATTCCTCATTTAGACATTTCATTCCAACCTGACAACCAATTCCATACACAAGATCTTTTCCGTATTCTCCTTCCCACCATATATCATCTTCGCTCTCACATTCTTCGTAGTTTATTTTTAAATCATTCAGATTTTCCATGATGTAATCAATGTTTAAAATTCCATTCGGCAGCTTCACGCTGTTTTCAAGTTGTCTTTGCAGATTTGCCACTTCTCTGCATTTTGCTGCGTACAGATTATCAACTCCCGCAATTTGCGCAGGTGTCAAACCTAATTTTTCATAGGCAGCCAATGCTTCGCATACTTTCTTGTTTATAAAATCGCAGTTTTCTTTTGCACAACCAACTCCACAACAAGGTTCCTTAAAGCATTCAGGAAAATATGCCATACCATTTTCTATCTGTGTCAGTCTTTCCATCACTTAACCTCACTTTCATTTTCATGTATATGTTCCTCCCACCATTCAACCTCTTTTTTCAGGGCATCTTTATAATATTTATGCTCATACCCTTTTTTCGTAAGCGCATAACCATGAATACAATATATTTCGCAAGAATAGTCATCAATTCCACCTTCTCTTGCTTTTTTAACATATCCATCCAATTCAAGTTCTTTCATGCACTTTCTTACTTTGTATACGCTTTCATGTATATCTTTTGATATCCAAGTGCAAGGGAATACTTCCGGGTGATCGTCAATTATCGCATCATGCTCACATATCCATTTCAATGTTTTATCTTTTATCTCGGTGTCTTTCATTATTTTTCCTCTAAGCTTTTGTCCCATGCTCTGAACTTAATTTCTTTCATTTCTCCACTCTTTCTCTATTTTCTTTCAATGGGCAATTGTGATTTATCGTGCGTTTCGTGATGTCTAATCCTCTGATTTCTTTGGGTAAAGCCAAGCACCACGATCTCGAACTTGAAAACCCTACTTTTTTTGTTTTACAGCAATTACAATCTTTGCAAAGCATTGTGCTTATTCCACCCTTTCCTCGGCATCCACCGAATCCCACCGTTTACCCGGATAATTCTGTGTATCCTGCTTTAAAATTGTTTCAACCGCTTTTGCTTTATCCTCAGTTTTTATCCTGCTTGTGTGGGTTATTCCGTCTATTTTTCGGGTTATTTTGTACTCTGTCATGTTCTACCTCTGATTGGCATTCTATCTCCGGTGGGTTCATGCAATTTTCAAACCACACCGGAAACAAGCTAGATCTCATCAATTCATAAAATCAAACAATGTAGGCTGACTCATTTCATTTTCAATAGACTCACAGTTTCTTACTGCCTGATCAAAATATGATTTTTTTAGTTCAATTCCTACTGCTTTTCTGTTCATTTTGACCGCCTGATATAGTTCACTTCCAATACCTGCAAACGGTGTAAATACAACATCATTTTCATTAGTCCACATTTTTATGCATCGCTCAATTACTGGCAGCTGTAAAGGACAGATATGGCGCTCATCTTCATCCTCTTTGCAATTTGCTCCGTTAAGTGTGTCTGATGGGTTTATATCCCACCATACCGGACTGTTAAGTTCATCCCAAATAGGGCTTGCAATCTGCTGCCACTCACTTACCGGAAATGTATCATTCGTGTGTGTAACTCTTTCCGGGTTTTCTCCCGGTTTTCTCATAGTCACGACATAATCAGGGATACCCATTCTGCTCATGCAACTATCTTTCTTGATCTGTTTATGCAAAAGCCCCAGAGCCTTTGTTCTCTGCATGGCAATTACCGGATCTTTCCAAATAGTAACCTCTGAATGGTAAATAAAACCGTTTTTTTGAAATTCTCTAATAATGTCTCCTCTGAAATCCTTGATTCCGATATATCCATCACGTTCTTTTGATGTTGGAAGATTCATACAGTGAATTGATACATTTCTCCCCGGAATTAGTATTCTGTACAATTCCTTTACAATGAAATCAAAGTGTTTGAAAAATTCATCATCATTTTTGCTGTTTCCCAAATCTCTGTCACTGTTCGAATACGTATAAAGACTTGAAAACGGCGGACTGAAAACCGAAAAATGAATGCTGTTGTCCGGTATTCCCTGCATAATTTCGCAGCTGTCTCCGTTATATAATGTCCAGTTCTTACCATCCCTCACATCTAAAACTTCCATCATGCGTCCTTTCCTAAAAATGACGGAATCTGAAACTCTTTTGATGGTTCATATTCAGTCCGTATTCTTGTTGTGTGCTTAATCTGCTCAAGTGTCATGTCTTTCATGTTCTCTACCATCTTTGAAATCATTTCGTCCATTTGATCCTGCTTGCGCTTGATGTTATCAAGAACATTTATTTCTCTCTGTGAAATGAAAATGTACACGTTTACATCGTTTTTTTGACCGTATCTCCAACATCTTCTTACTGCCTGATAAAACTTTTCATAGCTGTCTGACAATCCGCAAAATATAACGTTGTGACAATTCTGCCAGTTTGAACCGAATCCAAATATTGATGGTTTACTGATTAGGCATCTTACTTCACCATTAGTAAATCCCAGTGCAGCGTTTTCCTTGTATTCAACTTCATCAGATCCTTTTACTTCCGTTCCATCCGGTATTGATTTTCTTAATGCTTCTGATTCATCGTTGTAATCGCACCAGACAATCCACTGCTCATCAGAATTATTTACCAGTTCTGCGGTTGCCTTTACTCTATCTGCAAGTCCCTCTTTTCTCGCTTCTCTTCTTTCCTGCAAGGTTTCCGCAGCTGTAGGTACAAGTTCAAAATCATGTATTTTTGCATCAAGTATCCTTGGCGTAAATATAAGTTTGGGGAGTGTGTAACCACTGTCCTCGTATCCTAAATCTGACGGTTTTCTTACACATACCGCCCATGTTGCAACCCACTTCCAGTATTCCTTTTCTGCATGACCTTTTAATCTCCATTTTGCAGTATCTCCGCCATCATGTATAAAATATTCGGCGAGCATTTCAGTTCTGTTCATTACTCCCAAAAACTCACAATGGTTTCCAAGTTCCATAAAGTCATTTGGAGATGGAGTTGCGGTGCAAGCAAGCTTATATTCCGTTTCGAAAAACTTATCAATTATCATTTTTTTGTATTTCCCGGTAAACGATTTTAAGATTGAACTTTCATCAAGAACAACTCCGATAAACTTAGTTGCGTCAAAATGGTCAAGCATTTCATAGTTCGTAATGTTTATTCCGGGCTCGGCATCATTTTGATTTCTACATGCTTTTACTTTATATCCAAATTTTTTTGCTTCTGTATTTGCTGTCTGTTTTACAACATTCAGGGGCGCAACTATCAACACCATTCCACCTGTAGAATCATGTACTTTTGCAGCGAATTCAAGTTGCATAATTGTTTTTCCAGTTCCGCAATCGCTAAAAACTGCCGATTTTCCTTTTTTCAATGACCACTGAACAATGTCCTTTTGGTACTCAAAAAGCATTGGATTTAAGGCGCTTCTCTCGATATCGAATCCACTATCTTTAACTTTTAATTGTTTGCTTTTCAAAAATTCCTGATATGTCATTTCATTTCATTGGAGTAAAGACGTCTTTATGCCGGCCGGCAAACCTCTTACCCCTTTCGTGTTATTTATTCAAATTTTTTCCAGTCCATCATCGTTTTCGCGATTTTTGAACGATTTATTAAAATCATTAACAAGACACCTTACAAGCCTTTCGTACTCTATAGCTTCATCAGCACTTAGTTCTCTATCAGCAATAAGAGGGTTTTCTATCATAGAGAGCTTATATTTATTTCTTATCTCGCGTCTTGTCATGTTTTCCTTTCCTTGCACCGGATTGGGTGGCTAGCCGTCCGGTGCGCCCGTGATATGATGTAGCAGCCAAATACGAATAGTTTTCAGTTACGGTTATTCTTTTACTTAATCATTCAATCACCCCCTATTGAGATCCGGAAGTAGTTCCGGCATTTTACAATCTGCATATGCACTTTCTATCTGTGGTTGCATCCATTCTCCAGCTGTCTGTCCGGATGAAAGTACAATATGTGCAAGAAACTCTTCTTCAAAGCAGCTTACTCCTGACTCAATTGCTTCGAATTTTGCCTTGATCACCAGAAGCAACGCCCTATACCTCTGCCGTTCAATCTGTTCTGTCTGCTTGTCTGTTTTCCCGTTTTCTGTTTCAATCACAAACCTGATCTGCCGGTTCTGCATTGTGAATCCAATTAAAACTTTGCTGCCAAAATATCCTGATATAAACTGTCCTGCGCCGTGTTTGCGTATCAAGTCCTCGATATCTGCCCTGCTTTTTGATACCGATACTGTGGTTTTCTCCGCATATGCCATTTTGATCACCTCGATCCGTTTATGTGGTCAATCTCTGCGTTGACCTTTTCAACCAGCCTGTGCGCGCCCCATATAACAAGTACTGTTACAATTACTACCGCTATCACAATTACCATCCCGCACCCCCTGTCTCGCTGTAATAATCTGTTTGATCAATGTACTTTTTTCCACCGTACTGCATGTGCCTGATCTTTCGTTTGTCGATGCTGTATTCCAGTAGCGAATCGTCAATTTTTTCCTGTTCCTGTTTTGCTTCCGTTTCTTTGATTTCTTCCGGTTCATATTCCTTTCCGTTTTCCCTCAGCACTGCTTTTTTGACTTTCCAACGATCCAGATGATACTTTTTTCTGATTTCTTCCGGCTCCATACCTTTCTTTAACAGTTTCTGTATCTCCGGTATCCTCAAATCTTTCCTGTCAGACAGCAGATTGTGATTCTTCAAAATCGCATACACATTGCTCCACTGAAGACCCAACGCTGCTGTAATATCTCCAATTCCTTCTCCACTGTTATACAGCGCAATAATTTCTTCATTGTGTTTTCCAACTCTTCCACTCATGGGTTCCACTTCCTTTTCAGTTCTTCGATCTTTGATTCATAATCAAAATTTCCAGTTGATGCCGGTTCCTGATCTGGCAGTTCTTCCTTTTCCTTTTCAGTCAAAAACGGTACTTCTTTCAGCGATATCCCGATTGCATCCTGCAGCTTCAGTGGAAGGTTTCTGATCTGTTTATCCCTCTGCAGCTGCACACGATAGTTTTTTACAAACTGCGACTGTTCCACGGATTCCAGTGCATCAGTATCCATCTGCGCCATTTCCCTGATGTTGTCTGCTGTACCGATTGCTTTTTGGATGACAGGTGGCAGCTTTTCATATTCGGCAACACTGTTGTATATTCCGTTCTGGATTGCTTTCCGCACCATTGACCATGCTTCCAGTTCTCCGAGATCTTCATCAGCAATTGACAGGCAATGTAACAATTGACCTATTGTCGGAGCAAATCCGGTATGATCTATTGCCACATACGTTTTCAAAGCATTAAATATGTCGTGGTAGCTGTAATCAGATAACATTTCCATCCACGATTCGATTACTTGTGTTTTATTTTCAGGATGATAATTTGGAAAAAAAACACTTATCGTCATATGAATTTTTTGCATTTCTTCTTTTGTCATGCGTTCGCCCATTGATCAAGCTGCGTATTTTGCTCAATGCCTTTCTTTGGCCTATCCTGATCTCTTGACAACCATGCATTCACGAATCTCATAACTCCCTTTACAGTCTTACGCTTTGACGGATTTGCTATGCACCATGCTCTCATATTGCGAAACTCTACATCTATGTCAACATTTGGATATAGTCGCTTAAATTCCTGATACTGTTCTATGTTAGGTCTCCATTCTTGACCAGTATTCAGAATAACTGCTTCAACATCTGCTGTGAGTTCGGTGCAATCTTCTGATTGCTGAGAACAAGTATCTTTATTCTTCTCTTTACTTTCCTTTACTTTACTTAACTTACCTATACTTACCTGTGGTACCGGATTGGCAACCACATGGCAACCATCAGAATCGGGAAGCAATGAATAAGATTGATTTTCTTTAATTCCCAGTTGGGAAAACTCTTCCTGAAATGAGGTGGGAGTATACCTATCTTTTCTCAAAGTATTGTGCATTCTCCAGTGTTTAATAACTATTACTCCACTTTCAAATCGGATGATAAATCGCTTCATGAGTAATATCTTCAAATCATCAGCACTGGCATGTGCTTTCATCATTGCTACTTGAATTTGATTATTGAATCCATCATCATCAGCAGCCTGATTCAGATGAAAATACAAAGCCTGTGTTGCAGATGGCATTTCGATAAATGCATCACTGTCAGTAACCCTTTTTGAAAACATCCTTCTATCTGCCATTTCATCCTCCCAACTGCCTTAAAATATCAGCGAGATTCATTTTCTGTTGCTCCGGTGTGAGTTCTGTTATCGTGACCTCTATTCTCGGATTCTTCGGGTCAACATCGGTGTCAAAATAAAACCGGTGTATACATTTCTGGTTGTCCTCGGCAAGCACCTGCGTCTTTACAAGTGAGTCCTGCACAAATTTCGAGGTACAGGACAGAATATTATCATTATCACGCCGCCTATTTGGCTCAAAGAAGTGATAATAGATCAATACCGGTTTACTTATCCTCAAGCGTCCCAACTGTTGCCGTATCGTCAAAATAATAAGGGTCTCGCAGTCTTTTTTCACTTTACCGCCCGCATACGGATTTCGCCGATTAGCAGCAGTATATTCATTCAATCCCTCTAATCTGCCAGGGATAACAAATTTATATTGCATAGCACTCCCTTCACAAATAACTTTTTCCGTATCTTTTGCGAAAAGCTTCTCTCGCATCATCCTCTGACATCCCGCCAGATACCGCGTGTTTTTCCCATGCAAGCTGTCCTATAATGTGACTCATGACATTCATTTCATGGTTCATGTGCACGCTTTGCTTGCCTGTGTGGTGTTCCTTTGTCAGCGGAATCCATAGTCCATCCGCATCTGACTTATCCCTATTGGGACCACCGAACAAGTGGTGTCTCTCTATGTTCGGTGTCCCATCTATCAGGTCGTAGTCAGCATATTTCATGTTAATTACGATTGAATCTTTCATGCTTCTCCAATCAGTTCAGACGACCATTTCGGCTGCTGCAGAATCCTTGTATGTCGGCAATATGAACATAGTTCGCATCTGATCGGCGGTACTTCTCCGGCCTTTAATGCAAGGATTGACGGTGTGTTCTTTTCAACCTCTGCCAGTGCTTCATCGAGCAACGTCTGTTCCACTGCAATTACCTGTATGTCCGGTTCATCCTCTTTGCTGACAGCTGCAATGAAAAATGGAAGCTTTTCTCCTGTGTTTATCTCAACAACTTTCTGATATACCGCCCCCTGAATGTAGTAACCCCACTCTGCAAGGAAGTTCATATAACCCGCATCACCATGCCAAAACGTCTTTGTGATACTCTGGCAGGTCTTCAGATCAACAATGGCTTTTCCCGGATGATAACTGTCTATCTTTACTTTCCAAAGTGTGCCGAACATTTCGGCAGTCATGATTACCTGCTTCTGCCCTGACATATACGACATAAACAATTCGTCACGTTCGCAGCGGTTGATCATAATATTGGCTTTGTTATATTGCGAATACAGCGATCCATCTTTCTTGAAAATTGATGTATGCTTTGCCTTGAACAGATCCAGTGTTCCTTCAAAGTGTGCATCAACGTAAGAACCAACCATCAGCGCAACTGAATCTTCCATGTTCTCAATCCACTCTCCATGCAGCTTAGCAAGGGCATGTTCTTCGCATCCCGGCTTGCCATATGTTCCGCAAAAATCTTTGTACTGAGAAACTGATAGGAACGCTTCATCTGCTTCGCGGCTGAAATAATTCTCTGCTGTCAATATCATTTAAACTGTTCCTCCGCTTCTTTCATGACTTTTTCTGTTACCCCAAGAGGATTCGGTGCAGCAGGGAGAACAGTCTTTGCGCTGTCCTCTGCTTCCCCTTCCACCGTGCAACCCATCAAAGCATTCGGTATGTATGCTCTTGCAAAAAAGGCTGCTGCACGATACATAAGCATCTGCTGTGGCATATTCTTCCACTTTGTATTCTTGCCATACCATCCTTCATCTTTTGCCATCTGGATAGTGATCTCAGTTCCTTTAATAATTTCCCCTGTAGCTTTTCTTGTAGCCACAACGCGGCATCCCCAATCATCTGCTTTTTCATTACCGGACCATTCGTAAGATACACCTGTGAACTCAGGCGCAGCTTTTACCATACTCATGCAGGACTGACCGCTCCATGACGGTTTACCCTTGACGATGTAAAGGTTCTGCATGACAAACATAGGGGATACTCCCATGCGATTAGCCATATCGACAGCTATCGTGCAATCCATTGATTTACCCTGATATGTGTCAGGTACCAAAGAAGATGATGCAAACATCTTCCCTATGTCATAAAGTTCCTTAAAGGCATCCAATGTTGCAAATGACCCGATTGTAGATATAGGCTGCTGCACTACTTCTGATAATTCGTTTTCCATTGATCAAATCCCCCTTATAGTTCAATAACTTCCATGCAATCTGCGTCTGTTGTTCTTGTGCTTATAAACTGCAGGCCTTTTTCTTTGCACTTCGCATATAGCTTCTCGCGCAATCCTGTGGACAGTTTCTCTGCTCCGTCAATCAGGATGATGCTAAGTCCGTTTGGATTCTGGATTGCAACATCGATGCACAGATCAAGCTTTTCTCCATCCGACAGGTTGCTTACCGGAAGTCCGTTTATCAGCGGAACACCATTTTCGACTGTCAGACCTTCAATTGGGATTGTGCATTCTGCCAAAATCTCGCCCGGAAGAGAACGAGCCTTTTCGATCTTGTCCGTAAGTCCCTGAGACTTTAATCCCATTTCTGAGATTTCTTCCTGCATACGCATCATTCTCTTATATTCGTTTATATGACTCTGCATATCCTCGATTGTCTTTGCCTGTGATTGCAGTTCTGTAACGTCATTTGGCTCTTTATCCGCAAGGTCTTTGTACTCATCAACCTCTGCATCGAATTTAGCCATGCTTGCCTTGTAATCGCTGTCAATGACTGCCATCTTGTCGATTTTCTTGGATGCAAGACCATCCTTTTCAACTTCCAATGCCCTGATCTGTTCCTTCAGGGATGCGATATCTTTATCAATCTGCCCTGATCTTGTATTGATCTCACGTTCCAATGCAGCAACTGAAATTTCCCTGTCCGCTTCAAACTTACGGACCTTATTGTCACGGTTTTCAATAAGAGATTTCGCCTTTTCGATCTGCTGATTTTCTTTCAGTTGGCGTTCGATCTGCTTATATACTTCCCCTGCCTGTTCCTTTTCCCATTTCTCCACGTCATACCCATCCGGGATAGTAGCAACGATCTCTTCAACAAAAGCTTTCTTATTGCGGATATCCCGATCAATATTCCGGCGGTTCTGGTAATACTCTCCGCTCTCCGACTGGATGTCATTGAGTACAGCAAGGATATTCTGATCGTATGATACCCACGCAGGAATTTCGCCGAACCATTCGTTAATATTGGTCATATCCCATTTGTATTCGATCATGTCCAGAATGATAGAGTTCTGCTCTTTCTCACTCATTGACATAAACTCGACCGGATTAAGCTGCAGCGGTGTGAAAATATCTTTTAAAAATGCTTCGGGTCCGTTGACTTCCAGACCGTTGCGCTTTATGGATTTGTAATCTGCAGCATTTGTCCGTGCCTTACGGTCGATTGTGATTCCGTTGTCAGTCTCAACGATGATTTCGCCCTCTGTCTCGCCTTTATGCACCACATATTTGCGGGTACTCTTATTTGTGAGTGCGTACCGGATTGCATCAATGACAGATGTTTTACCAATTCCATTCTTCCCGGACAACTCAATGCTGCTTCCATCCTGCTCGTATTCCTTTATTCCAAAAAGATTTCTGATCTTGATTTTTGTAATGTTCATTTATTTTTCTCCCCATCTTCTGTGTTATGGTTTTTCTGATACTTCTCAATTGCGTCCATTACGTCTTTTCCGACCTCATATCCGGTCAGAAGCCTTAATGTTGTGCTTTCCGATAACGATAGCACTCCGTATTTTTCAGATTCCTTAAGATCACGTTCACGGATGTAATCGTTGACCTTTTCAACTGCAAACTTAGCTTTCAGAAGTTCTTTATATTCTTCCTGCGTAATTTGGATATAATCTTCTGCGTTCATTCAGTCACCTCCTATTTGTTATCCGCACGCTCCAGTGCGTAAGCTACTGTCAACACATCGTTTGCATAATCACTGATGTAACCATCCCCTACCTTGCTATCTCCGTTGTAAATTTCCAAACAACTCGGTACATCAGGATATTCAGTTATCAGATCTGCCAGATAATCCGCAGCTACATTGATACAATCTTTTGGATCTGTCAGACTGGTTGCTCCAATGTCTGCCATGCGGTCCGTGTGCCATGTAACCGACACCTGCATGACACCAATGCAATCTCCATTTACCGCATCAGGGTTGCAACTTGATTCCTTCCAGCACATTGCCATAAGCAGTTCCGGACAAATTCCATATTTATTTCCTGCATCGGTACAATATTCCCTGATATTTTGTGGTATACTGACTTTGTAATTTTTGAGTGTCTGCTGTGCAGCGTATTGGATCTGATTCGCGGTCATATCCTGCTGTACAGTGGACTCTTTTTTAGCTGCAATCGATACCGGATGGTGGATCATCTGGTAGTAATCGTCTGTGTACGGTGATGATCCGTTAGCATTTACTCTCACATCCGAAAACGGATTATCCCCTGTGGCTGTTACAAATCCGATTGACGGACTTTCCAGTTCCGCCGCTTCCACCTGCATCACAATCGGTTCCGGTAAAACACGTTTCTCCGGTCTGTAACCCTGTGACTGCCCTGCTCCAAAACAACTTATTCCTGCAATAATGATTCCGATTACAACTGCAATTTTTGTTTTCATGGATTCCAGTCCTTCCTTTCCATTTTGAGTTCGTTGCATATCGCAGCTACCAAAGGCTTTGATGCCTTAAAGTTTCTCTTGTGATATACTCCGTTGTCCGCGAAAAGTTGATTGATACTTCCCACGCTGTATCCGGTTAATTTTGCAAGGCCTTTCCTGTCTATTCCCTTTTTGATCATCCGAATCTTTACTGCCTGGCGAAATGCATTCAGTTCCTTTTCGTCTGGTATTGTCACCGAATAGTACATTCCGCTCCTTTCCATGTCTGATCCCACCATTTACGGCATTTTTTACACGTAAATTCCCCTCCTGAAATTCTCTTTGGACAAGTTTCATAATTGGTATAAGGAATTGGACAAACACCAAAATAAACAAAATCAGACTGTTCTTTATCCCATCCCAATTCAGCAGCGTAGTGTTCAAGGTTCGTAGGGTTATCCTTCGCATACTGATGAACGATCAGAACATATTCGATTGCGTGTGACAGTTCAATGTGTTTGTCATTCGGAAAATCTTCCACGAATCTTGCTGCATCTTTTACATACTGTTCGTTGGTGTATTCCTCACCGTTAATTACAAATGAAGCTACTGTAAAAGGTCTGTAAAGAACAGAACTATCAATACTCCTCCTGCAAACAGGTTCAGCATAAAAATGAACTCCATACCGGAATGAATCTAAAAAATCGTTGTGTTTATTTTCCTTCGGTTCCTGCTGGTTTTTGTTTACAAGTTCAAAGTATTTTGTATAAACGCAGGCTTCTGTTCCTACCTGTTTAGTATCTCCATCTAAAAATCGCAATAATTTAATCCACATGCGATCTTCATCGACAATTACTGACACTTCCGCATCGATCAAATTTTCATATGCGTATCCCTTATTTCCCTTTACATGATCTCCTACCTGAAATTTATTCATTCTTTTCCTCCCTCTTTTTGTTTTCTTTACGTGCAGCAGATATTTCCTTCATGTCTTCCTCTGTGATTCCAAGTCTGTCAAAAATAGTGCATATTACTGAGATTTGTACCGGTTTTGGCTGATCTACCAATATTCTTTCTGTAATAGCACAGCTTTCCGAAATCACGGTTTTTGCTTCTCCAACTGCGATCAAACGCCCTTTATCCATTTGAATCATTTCTTTCCCTCCATCAAATACTTTTTGTCCTCTTCCGAGAAACTGCAGGTGCGTATCAAAGTCCTTATTTCATCCAATCTCAGCATTTCCGGATTGCGAATGTGATGATTCAGTGTTGACACGTTCATACCGGTCTGTTTGCAGATCTGTATGGATGTCTTTCCACTTCTTGCTATTGCTGCCCTGATTATGTTTTCTGTTTCATCAGTTATGATTTTTGGCATGGTAAATACCTTCCTTATTTTTTATATGTTCTTACTTTCAATTTCTTCTTTAAGTACCAGAGGGAGTTCATAACTGTTAATAATCTTTATTACTGCTTCCTTTTCTCTGCGCTTAATTGCCTTGAAACTCTCAACACCGAACTGTCTGTGTATTTGCTCATAAATGTCTTTGTATACCTTTGTAACAAGGGACCTGTCAGAATAAGCAACTGATAATTTACCGCCAAGTACCTTGAGTCCTCTTCTCTTTGCTGCTCTTGTCACCTCTTCAATTTCAGCCGGGAGCATGGGAAGGTCTGTTTTGAAAGTCTGGAAATCTTCATTTACAGCATCTATTTTCTGTTCAAGTTCAACATGCCCCTGCGCCAAAAGTACAATCTGACCTGCAGTTGTCTGCGGTACTACATAAGAACCAGTCTGGCGAATCTGCGGAAGTACTTCAGATGTGATCCATCTTCTGAACTTCTTTGCTGACGGAAGTTTGCTGTCAAGTACGAGGCTGTAAAGACCGGATTCATTAACCACTGTCATGTTTCTGATTTGACCTGACGTCGCGAATTGCGACACCAGCTTATCTTCATCATCCACGTGTTTGCTTACTGCATCCCTCGTGTTTGAATATCCAAGAGAATCCGCAAGGTCTTTCCCTACGAACCAGACTTCATTGTTGACAATCACTGTTCTTACCTGACCAAATTCGGGACTATTAAAAATACGAACATCATTTTCCATTGATAAATCTCTCTTTCTGCTGTATAATTACAGCGACTATAAAAAATTGTTGTTTCCGCTCGGTGTTCCCGCACTGGGCGGATTTTTTTGTGATAAAATATTGTTTACAGGCTTCCGACAAAGACGAGTAAAATTGGAAGGAGGTTCCAAAATGATAAATTCTCTTGATGCAAATTCTGATGTAAAAATTGCAGCAAAGCTTTACGTGCAAAAAGCCGATACGTCAAATTTATCTCCGGAAGATTTCTTTAAGTTTTACAAAGACGTAGAAGCAAAGATGTACAATTACGAAAAGGAACAGGACGTCTCTGTATGGCCGTGCTAATTCCCTGTAAACGTTGGTCATGATTTCTGTATACTGACCAACTTCAGGCGGGAACGTTGTCTTCTCCGTGAGCTTTGCGATACGCTCGGATTGTTCATGGAGAAGTCTCCTGCTTTCAATCATTCTTTTTAATTCGTTCATATTCTTATTCTCCTTTTCTCTCAATTCTCTTCATCATCAAATGATTCGTTTTGCAACATTTCCATTGTGATTCCTGCTTCTGCCAGTTTCTTGCCTTTCTTTTCCAGATCACGAAGACTGTATAGCCTCTGCCTGCGCCTGTAATCGTTCCGTATTTTCTTCTTTGCAAGTTTCACGTACTCGGAATCGCGGAGCCTTGCTATCTCTTTTTCTACTTCTGCATCTGTTAATCCCTTCATGTGTCTCCTTTCTCGCTATTTGCGAGATTCTTAGGCAAAAAAATAACATCTATCGGAAGACCGTAAATAAAAGAAAGTTCATATGCTTGTGAAACTTTCGGTTCGGATTCTCCGATTTCCCATGCCTGTATCGTTCTTGCGCTTACATTCAGCTTTTCAGCCACTTCATCACGTGAAAAATTTGCGTTTTTTCTAGCTGCAGCAAGACTTAATTTGATCTTTCCCAA